AACAAGTCATACGAAAAGATTGCCATTGACTATGTAGATGGACTCATGGGTGAAGGTCAATCCATTGAGCAGATTGCCACCTCTATTATGACGCCGATGTTCTTCGACAGCGTTGGAGCAAGCAACGATGTCAAGGCTCGTCAGGCTCTCACATCCGAAGTTCTCCGCCGCGTCACTGATCTAAACGGACTGTCAAACACTCGTCTGGCAGCTAAGCGACTAGAGAAGCTGGAAGACCTACTTGGTTCCTTTTGGCAAGGTTTTGGAACTGAAAGCGGTGGAAACCAAGGCCAGCGTGCTTTCATTATTGGAAGCCCTCGTTACTCATGGATGTTTTTGAAGAACACTGTGAAGAAAGAGTTGAAGCAACGCCGCGACAACATCCTCAATGTCCAGTTTGGCAAAGACAACGCCACCAGCTTCACGCAGAACTCTTATGAGAATGCTGATATGGCTTCTACTGTGTCTGCGGATGAGGTGGCTAAAGATACCATCAATGATACTGAGTGGGATTTGATCAAAGAAGGCGAGCAAGTGTTTGAAGGCGCTCGTAAGACTATATGGGAGCGCGTGAAGTTCTTGGTTGCTCGCATTGCTTTATATGCAAGGGCTGAAGCCACAGAAATCAAATCAGCATCCAAGGCATCATTTACAGATGCACAAAGAGATGAGCTTGCCGCTATTCTCACGATGCCAAAAGCAGAGCGTGAAAAAGCTAAGGCGAAAGATTTAGCCGAACTTGACTCGCTCATGGCGAAACTCCTTGGAGAAGAATCACCAACCGATACGCCAACAGAGAAGAAAAAGCGCAATAAGCGCAAGGAGATCATCGACACCGTTGAGAAGCGCGTTAAGGCTGGTGAGCCAATTGAGGCTCCAGAAGAAGTTGGAACCAGCGAGGATGAAGTGACTAAGGCTGAAGCCACAGCTCAAGCTATTCTCAAAGATTTGTCAGAGCGTTATTCTGATCCCATAATCTTCAAGGACAAGAAACCAAATATCAACGAAATGCGCGAACTCTACAAAGAGCGCGTGAAACAAGGTAATGGCGCGTCTCAAATGACAGAGGAAGCCTTTGTGAATAAGGCGATTGAGCTTGGCGCTGATGAGAAGACCGCTGGCATCCTTTGGAGTGCGGCAGAACTCGAAATAGACGCTCGTGAAGCAATGCGTCAGGACAAGATTCGTCAACGCAACGCGGCAGCTGGCGAACGTGCTGATGCTCAGGCACATCGTATCATCTTCGCCAAGGAGCGGTTGAAGCGCCAAAGCGGATTCGCTGACATCGACACAAATCCAAACAAGGACACGATCATTAAGGCGTTCCGTGAGCAGGTGAAAACACCCATTGCACTAGATGCCTTCATTCAACGCCTCATCCCTCTGAAGGTTAGCAGGCAGGTTGCAGAGCGCCTATTCAGAGCGGCAGAACGAGAAAATACCGATCTTGCCGCAATGGCTGTTTACGATAGAACTCAAGGGCCAAAAGCCTTGAAGCGCATGATTAGCGAGATCAACCTCATGCGTCGTGGTGAAGAAATTCCGCTTAGGACACCGATTCCTTGGCGTAAGCTGCTGTCTCAGAAAGCAAAAACCGTCGAGGAATACCGTCAGCGCATCTTCGACGCCATCTCAGCAAACGAAGAACTAAAGTCGGCAACGCCAGAGCAAAAAGCACGTCTTGCGGACCTGTTCGCTGAAGCGTGGGAATCGAATCGCAAGCGCATCCTTGATGGTATGCTTGAACGCATGATTCGCGCAGAAGAGGCTAAAAAGAATCTCAGCAAGAAGGGCGCAGAAGCTCTTCAAGAGCAGCGCATGCGAATGGTTGAGGACATCAACCTTGGCATCTTTGACAACGATGAAATCGCGAAGATCATGGCAGAGAAATTCGGTATCAAGTCCGAGTTCACCGATGCAGAGCGCGAGAAAATTGAGTCGCTGATTGAAATCTTGCAGGATGAAAAGCTCAACCGTGTGAAGCGCAACAAGGCAGCTTACGAGTTGCTTGAAACGCTCAGTGCTCAGACTGATATTCCGATTTCAAAACTGCTGGCGAACTTCTGGGTTTCTAGTGTGCTTTCTGGCATGAATACCGTGTTCTCCATCGGTATGTCTGTCTTCAGTGGTATGGGTGAGCTTACAACAACCCTATATCGCATCTTTGTTTCCGCATTCTCGAATCCAAAACAGCTTCCATCAGAAGTCGCTGCGGCATTTAAGACGCTAGCAAGAGTGCTGTCTGCTGTTCCTCGTCAGGCTAATAGGGCTTGGCAATACCTCGTGACTGGAGATCAAGCGTTCCTTGATCCAACCATGAACGATGCGCTCAAAAACATGGATTATGATTCCATTGGCAAGAATAACCAGCTTGCTGAACAGATGGCAAAGTCTGACAAGATTCTGCAAAAAGTAATGGGTCTTTTCATGCGGACAGTTAGCCGATTGCTTAACGCTCTCGACTTGTTCAACAGCGGACTCACCAAAGAAGGCTCGCTTTCTATCGTGTTCCGTCAGCTCAATCTTGACCCGGCCAAGATTGAAATGCTTGAGAAGAAGTCTGACCTGAAGGCATACAAGGCGCAGGTGATTCGAGATGATTTTAATGGGATCGCTCCAAAAACACTTTATGAGAAAGCACTTGTTGATTCCTATGCACTTGCAGAGATGATGAAGGAGTTGGACGAGCTTGGAAGCGTATCTGAAAACGCTGATCAGATGGCGATGCAGGGAGCGATGACGCTCGACCCATCCGGCATCGGTGGATACGGCTACCGTTTCGTTAAATCAATGATGAAGAGTGCTGAATCTGGCGCTGATAAGCTAGTTGAGCGAAACCTGCGTAAATGGGATGAAGCGCAAGGAGCTAGCGATAAAACAGAGGCTGGCGTGAAACTGGCCCTGTCCTACATCTTCCAATTTGCCGCCTACAATGCTGCCAACTTGGTTGGTGTTCGATTCGCTCGTTTCGCTGGCAACAAGTTCAACCAGAGCCTTAGCTTTTTGCCGGTTCTTGGCGCTCTGAGGCTTTTCGAGGCTGAGTTTGATGCAGACCGCATTCGTGGCAAGGAAGCGTTTACAGACATGATCAAGCGCAATCAGCTTACTGGCGTTATGGCTGCTGCTATTGGCTATGTTGTCCTCAAGGCTATTGCGGAAGAGCCAGATGACGAGAAGCGAGGCGCATTCATCAACGGAGGCTGGAGCAACCTTACCCCTGAGAAGAAGCAGCAGAAACTCGCTTCTGGACAAAAGGAATACACACTTGGCTTTGGCGATACGGTGATCAATTACGGCAACTGGCCTGGATCAGGCATCATAGCTGCCATCGGTGGTCTTTCGGACTTGATTCGCTTCTCTCCTGATCAGTGGAGCGAAAAGACTGTTTCCAACAAGCTAATGTCTGCAACCGCATCTGGCGTGTTTTCAGCCTTGGAGGTTCCAGCCCTGTCGCAGTTCCAAGAATTGTTCGGCAGCAGCCTATCCAGCAAAGACCCGAATGAGCAGAAACTCACCAAGTTTGCTCGTGTTATAGGCAATTACGTTGGTGGCTTTGTTCCTCGTATTCTCAAAGACATCGACTACTCGCAAGACCCAAATCTGCGAAAATACGAAACTCTGTGGGAAAAGATAGCTTCACACATTCCAGTTTACCGCCGCTACGAAGGCAAGGAGTACTACGACATCTTGGGGCAGCAAATCCAGCGTAATGTGTATCCTGGAAGTCGCGAGTTCATGACTAAGCCAACCGATCCTGCATATAAAGTTCTTGGCGCTTTAATCAGCCGTGGCATCTGGCTGACTCCTGCTAATGCCGAACACCGTATGGTTGGCAAAGGCGCTCGTCGTCGCTCCCTCACTCAAGAAGAAGCCGACAACTACAGCCTCGAAACAGGAAAGGGCTACAAGCAGATGCTCCTGCGCTACGGCCAGCGTGCGCTCCAGATGCCCACAGAACGCGCCAAAGCATTCCTGTTGGACAAAGCTGACGATGTGCGCGACAGGGCGCTCAAGAAGGTCTATAGAGGCTACAAACCAGCAAGCTGACATGCAGGAACTCATCCGCAAAAATACCATCCCCAAGGAATTTAACCACGCAAAGCTGCGTGAGCTATTTCCAACGTCTGTTATCACGGGTGATACCTACGGATTCTTCTACCACGTTGAAGCTACAAACACGGTATTCGTCAGATACGGATGGCGTGATCTAGCGAAGTCAGTTCAAGAGCACCTGACAGGAAATGGCATTGAGATTCCAGTGAATCTTGGACTTATCATGCAGGAGGCATTCTGCCAGCATCGTCCTGATTTATGCGTGGATCGTGATCCTGATAGCGAGGCTAAAATCAGTGCCTTCCAGATGATGAAGCGGTTCTACAATAGCGCAGTCAAGCCTTACTTGGCTGGACAGCTTGTGGATCAAGAGGAGGCGAATCGTAGAGCAGCTATTTGTGCGACTTGTCCGAAGAACACGGATAAGATAGTCGAGTTCTGCGTGTCCTGCTCAACTAGGAGTCTCGTTGGGCATATCAACTCATTTTTGACGAGTCGGCACACGCCTAGCGATCCACTGTTGAAGACGTGCCAGATTTGCAGTTGCGATCTTCGTATGAAGTGCTGGTGTCCTACAGAGGCAATGCGAGAACCTGAGTTGGCTGACAAGTGGCCTGATCACTGTTGGATGAAGTAGTTTCAAATCCTTCCGTCGAGTTCTTTATTGTAGTCTGCAATTTGCTCCGTGGCCCAATTCACCTCTTCAGGGTCGCTTATTTTCTTGTATTTTTCAAATGTCTTGAGAACCGATTCATCGAACTTACGACGAAAAGTAATTAATGCTTTGGCAAAATCAGATGATCCACATTCAAGAGCGCCAAATGTATTATTAACAAACTCTTCAACAGTGTATCTAAAATCATATTGTCCAATTAGCGTCACTATTTCGACAGCGCCTGTATCATCATCATACTCAAAGCACGGTGATGAAATGTCACAATCTCCAATGCGCCATGTATCTAAACTTTTTCGGACATCATCCATAACGTCCAAAATTTCCTCTAATTTATCACCTAATGGGTGAAGTGATTCTTCGCCTGTTTTTACTTTTCTCTTTTTCATATTGGTTATTTCACTGTTGGATGAAGTAGCAGAACTTTTGCTTGAGCCGACAGACTCGCCTTAGCTCGCTAGCGGCTCAGCTCTTTGTTCGACACAAAATAAGACACGACTTCTAACCCGTCATCTCGCCAATCTTGAGCAATGTCTTTTTGGTCGGTAACAAAGTTCTCATTTCCTACTGTGCATTTCCATTCTTTGCGCTGAGACATTAGATATTCGATCTGTGTAGCGGCATCTGCCATTATTGCGGATATTTCATCCGCGAAAGGTGTCCATCCTGAACGAAGAAGATGAACAAGGCAGTCGAGATCAAAGGTTGGGGCGGTGTCCGTCCGTGCCTCACCTATTGCGCTCGGAAGCACAATCTTCCGCCAATGCGTTGCGTGATCATACCCACGGTCAAACGCGCCTTCCCAAATATCGTCACCTTCTGACCAATCTACGTCGCCATACTGGTTAGCATCTTCACGGGTAGGCAACCGCTCATCAATTGGCACCCATGAGAGTTCGAGTAGCATTTGCAGCAATAATGCGTGGCTGGCTTTTTGCAGTTCATCAGTTTTCATATTCGGTGTCTAACTATACGTCCGTTTTTGGTTGAGATGCAAGTGGGATTTAAAACTTTATTTTGATGCCGCTGAAAAAGAAAAGGTATTTTTATGGTACTTCAATTTGAAGCTTCCTACCCAACCACTAACGCGCTGCTTCTCAATGATCACTTCAGTGTCGTGCATAGCGTCGATTATCTCGCGAGATTTACCAGCCTTGATGGCGTCATCCTTCGCCTTATTTCTAATAATAATCGCCACATTATCTGGATTGTCGATAAGTGCAGATGATCCTTTAACGTGATACATTGTTGGCCTTTCACCCTCAACTGGCTTGCGGAAATGACATACAAGATGCACATGACTGCCGCTTTCCTTGACGAAGTTTTGTAGAGTGTTCACAATTTCAGCCTGTTTTTCCATGTCAGCTTGGCCTTTAATTCTCATCATTGAGTCAATGATAAAATCTGTGCATCCATATCTACGATTAGCAAACCATAGCATTTCCATCAACTCTTCCATTGCTATGCTTCCAACTACATCAGCAAATAGAAGATACCTGCCTATTTCTTGACAGAATCGACGCAACTTCGGCTCGTTGATTTCATGACCCATACAAACCTTTGCTAACCTTCCGATTTGATTCTCAACCAACATCTCCATGGTTGCCTCGAAAATATATCTCCTCTTACTAACTACGTTTGCCTTCAAAAAGTTAAGCATAGTGCTCTTGCCAGCAAAGGCTAAGCCGCCCCATACTGTCAATTCTCCTGGTCGAAAATAAAATCCAGTACCCTCATGCCAATCACCCTTGAAAAAAGGCAACGTAAACGCCTCCTCCTTAGGAGTGTATGAAGCTACAACTCGCTCCTCCAACTCATCACCACGCACGAATTTGTGAATAGCTGCCATCTTGGCATTTCCAATCCAGTCCAATGCGTCCTTTTGAGTGTATCCAGATTTTAAACAATCGTTAGCATCCTTTTTGGGCATTGATACAATCATGCAGCGATGCTTTCCGAGACGCTGGATGATCTTGTCGGTTAATTCTCTTCCAGCCTTATCTTGGTCGAAAGCCAAATAGATCGTGTCAAATGGAGCAAGATTATCCCATTCGTATTCTACCCATGCGGTACCAGTTCCGTTAGGAATAGAGATAGAATCGACGCCCCATTGAGTCCACGTCATGCAGTCTATTTGCCCCTCGCAAATAAGGATTGTTTTATCCTTATACGCTTGCTCGTTGAGTGCATGCCACCCAAACATACATGGGGCGCAATCTTTCTCCTGCCACACCTGCTTAGGATCGGTGAGAGTACGGTATGAACGATTAATCAACTCGCCATCTGGAGCGTAACATGGAAAAACAATAGCCTGCCTTTCGCGCACTCCCTCAACCTTAAATTTCCGTATGATGTCGAGTTTTAAATGCCTAGCATTCGTGAGATACGCAACACCCCTACCCTCTGTGGCAAGTTCAGGTATGGAATTTACAGGTTTGCGGTAATCCTTCTTTTTTGCATCGACTGGATCATTAATGCCAAGGTAATGTTTAGCCTCCTTGATGGCTTGCGCCGCTGTAATTCCTTTTGTGATGCGCCACAAATCAAGAAGATCGCCTTTATTGGAATCATCAGCCCAATCTCGCCAGTTTCCAACGTAACTGCCAACAAAAGCCACTTTCAGGCTTTTTCCTGGCGATCCAGCAATGTCTCCACACACCCACAACTGACCATCTTCTTTACCGCCAGGGAGAAGTAGTTTGCAGACCTCTAAAGCCTTGTTTGAGAGCTTTTGGCTAATATCAGCTACCGTTACCATACCGACACCTCCTCGACGCTCTGAGGGCCATCCGTGTGCAAAATAGAGGCATCTGGTGAATTATTCTCACGGTATGATTGCAAAACCTTGTTGAAATCGACATCTATGGTCGATTCTGGCTCTGGAGGAAGTTTTTCAAACCATTCTTGAAATTCCATAAAATTAGGGTTGTCCTTGATTGGATCAGCAAATGCAATTGTTGAGGTTGGCTCGAAAGAAGCCGCATCTTCGGCTGATATTTTGTCGAAATGGATGCCTTGCCAACCTCCCGACATGGCCTTGTTCACAGCGCATCGCAACACGCCGATTGGTTTTTGCCGACAGGTGGTCAAGAGCGCCTTCCATCCACGATGCGTGTAACGCTGCTTTCGTTGCAACTTGTCCTCGAACCATTCCGTCATGGTTGATTGAAAATCGGTGGAATCCATTTCCTCAAACAGCGGAGAATCAAGTCTGTCGGTACTTCCTGTTCTTCTCTGTTTAATTCTCTGTTCTTCCCTGTTTGTGTGAACGTCGTTCACTGGTTTAGGCAGGAGGTTCACTGGTACCACAGCAGGAGGTTCACTGGTTATAGCAGGAGGTTCACTAGTGAACGTGCTGCGGGGGTGCGG